ATAATACTATTCATTTGACTAGCAATAATGCAGGCGAAACTTTTGCTAAATTTATTGATGATGGAGCCGTAGAGTTATATTATGACAATGTTAAAAAATTTGAAACACTATCGACAGGTGTAAAAGCAAGTGGTCATGTTTTTCTAGATGACAATAATAAATTTATAGCTGGCTCAGGTTCGGATTTACAAATTTATCATAATGGCACAGACTCATATATTGATAACAATACAGGTCATATCTTTATAAGAAATAATGTAGATGATGATGATGGTGGAAATATTTATATACAGGCAAAATCTGGTGAGAATAGCATTTTAATTCAAGATGATAGTTCGGTAACTCTATATCATGATAATACGTCAAGAATTGCGACATCTTCTACAGGAGCCACTATTAATGGTACTTGCACCGCAACTACTTTTAGCGGATCTGGTGCTTCCTTAACAAGTTTACCTGCTGGACAGTTAACAGGAGCTTTACCAGCTATAGATGGTTCAAACTTAACAGGAATAGCTGCTGGTGGTGTTGGTGGTAATACTGGTATAGATTTTAATGATAATGTAGCGATTAGATTTGGAAACAGTAATGATGTTTCTTTAGATTATGATTCGACTAACGATAGGCTTGAAATAGTTACTTCAGATGGTGCAAGTATAGAAATAGATTCGGATAATGACCTTATTGCTGAATCTGACGATGATATTACATTAATTGCTGGTGATGATCTATTTATAAGGCATGGAACTGCTGCAAGTAATGAAGCAATGATAACTTGTAATTCTGATTCAAGTGTAGTACTTTTTCACAATAATTTGACGCGTTTAACCACTACATCAACTGGCGTTAGTATTACTGGTTCACTAGAAGATATTGGAGTTGGTACTGCCGTTGCAGTGTTAAGAGAACAACTAAGCCACGCTGCTAATGGTGGTACTTTTACGTCAGGAGCAGATAGAGTAAGGCTTTTAAATACGGAAGAACATGACGGTGAAGCTTTTTGTACTTTAGATACAAGTACAGGTGAATTTACACTACCAGCTGGAGCTTATCTGATTTATTTTGAAGCAACAGCTTTTGATGTAAATAATCACAGAACAAAAATCGTTACTGATGGTGGCACTGATGTACTTATTGGAAATAATACAAGATGTGCAGCGGGTGACGCTACTATGAACCAATCAAGGGGTTTTGGAAGAGTATTTAGTAGTACTGCAGAAGGTTATTTTCTTAAACATAGATGTCAAACAACTAAATCTACATCAGGTTTAGGACAAGATGTAGACTTTGCATCAGAGGCTGAATTTTATTCAACAGTTGTTATTTTCAGGATGAGTTAAACATGACCATTAACGCAGACGTAAACATTGATTTAGCCATAGAGGAGCTTGGGTTAAATAACAACGAGTATGTTATTAACTGGGATACTCATAGTATTCACAAATGGTACGATGACGGCAGAAATCCAGATCCACAACCTACTGATGAGCAAATAAACGCGGCTTGGGAAACTTGGAAAAGTAAAAATGGTTCTTTACCTTTAGTAGAGCTAAGGTATCAAAGAAATAGGAAGTTAAAAGAATCTGATTGGATGGCATCACCTGATAGAACAATGACAGATGCACAGAAAACTTATAGGCAAGCATTAAGAGATTTACCAGCAAACCAAACACCAACAGATATAAAATTATCAAATATTACATGGCCTACTGAACCGACTTAATGCCACAGTTATCATCTTTAGTTTTTATACATCTAACAGAAAACGGAAAGACAGAAGAAGAAGCAAAAGCAATAATGTCAGATGTAAATAAAATTATGTTATTGGATAGTGGGAATGGTGCGACCATAAAAACATGGAACGTATTAGACGTGATAATGCCGACTAAAATGCACATGGACAGTTACAAAGAACTAGCTGATAAATACGAAAAAAATAATCGGGTTATAAAAAACAGAAAGCAGCAATATAAAAAAATACAGGAACAGTTTTCAATGATGACCAAAGACATAGAAAAGTATGGTGTATTAGATAATAGAGGTGAATGGTTCAAGCATTGCAGCGAAGTAAAAAAAGGTAATCCTAAATTTTAAACTTTTTTGTTAAATATCCTGCTGTTAGATATAAAGGCGTAAGTGACGTTATTGTTGTTATTGCTAAAATATAAATACAAGCATACATAATTTTTTTCATGCTGAATCGGATCTGTCAGATACTATCAATTATCTCATTCTTGATGGTTAGTTCAATGAGTGTAGGAGGATTTCTTGCATATCGTTACATGAAGAGTCCAGAGTTTGAAAGGACATTAAAAAATAAAATTATGGGTGATTTGCAAAAGGCGATGCCAAAAGCTATAGAAAAAGCGATACCAAAAACTACAGGTTTATCTATTCCTATCAAATGAACTGCTGGCACTGTAAAACTGAATTGATCTGGGGTGGAGATCATAGTATGGATGAAGAAGATTATCCTTGTTCTTCTGCTGAATACAGTATGGTGACAAATTTATCTTGTCCAAAATGTTTTTCGCATGTAGAAGTTTATCTACCAAGAAATGCCTACGACTAATATTCCTGAGATAAAAGTACCGAAGATTGATGTTCCGTTAATTAATAACAATATAAATAATCCTTTTCAAGTATTGAACGTACCAATGCCATCTTTAATGATGCCAGGTTGTGTACGTTATCACAGGGATGCTTCACCAAAAAATACTGCATTATATGATGATGACCCTACTGGTACTGTAATAAATTGTCCTTATGGTTCGATGCCTACATTTGAACCTATGTTATATGACAGAAGAAAGATTGAGATTGTTGAGACTAAGGAAGAAGATAATAAGACAGCAGAAAATGAAACAGTGCAACCTGAGACTAAGAAACCTGAGATACCAAAGAAAGAAGAAGAAGATGTGTTTATAAAATGCCCAGGTGATAAAGACCAACGAGTAGGAGATTATAGAAATGCACAGAAGTTAGAGGTTGTTATCGGGCATGAATTGAACGATGATGAGACTGAGTGCATAACACTCTATGAAGATACGAAATTTATCGACCAATACTTACCTTCAGTTAAGGATTCTACTACTGCTGCTGGCATTGCTTTGGTCGCTGCTACTACTCCACTTCTTGTTAATGTCATCAAACCTCTCGTAAAAAATATAATTAAAAAACTGACAAAGAAGAAAAAAGACGCTAATGTAGTAGATAAGCAATAGGCCCAATACCAAGCATAAGTGAATGGTATGTTAGGTTCTTTGAACTGAGGTTGTCTATGTCCTTAAATGACATCCAATCCTAACGGACTGACTGATACATCTCCTAGCCTCTGCTCTGTCGGATCGATCTATTGCCCTTTTAGACAAGTAACTACCCGTAGCTTGTCTACTAAAAATTCTCAGATGTAGTTATTATATAAAAAGGAGTAGAGGGTACTTAAAACGTAAGACACTTTAAGCAAATGGACACCTTCTACTTCTGCTTTATTTCATGCTTGTGCGGTAATACCTGACCTTTCTTTGGAACGATTTCTATATCTTTGCATAAATCATAATAAGGACTGGATTTTGCAAACTGTATTCCAGCAATTTTCTTCTCACCACAATGCTTCAAGCGACTGATATGCCAGTCTAATTCAAGATTTTTAAGTCTTTGTTTTTGTATATTAATCTGAGTCTGGGCTGCATCTTTACATTGTTTGCCAAGTTGTCTGTCTAGTGGGATAGAAAAGTTCATAGTAATCCCTGTACCTATTGCAAAGCTATCTTTATTAGTACCAGAATAGTTTTGTTGGTTATATAGTATTTTCCCTGGATTATCAGGCGTACCATCTCCTGTAGGATTACCATCATCATCAAAATCTCCTACCAAGTCTGTTGGATCGTAAACAGGAGTTTCATAGTAATGTTCAAATGGTTTTCGATAATTTGAATTGAATGTAGTAAATGGCGTTATAGTCATCATTGCTCCCTGACAGACAACATTGCCTCCGAACTGAGAGGTTGTGAAGGCACCATTATTATTCACATTCCAATTCTGATTTGTCACTGACCCACTATTACTTTGACTTACTGCGTTAGCTAAAATTTTAACTGGGCTTAGAATTACTGAGAGAATACAGAGGTAGTAGAAGTAACGGATTCTGTTGTTATGTCTCTTGTTATTGAAGTCACGTTCTGTAAACCAGGTCCAGAATAGGTTTCTGTAAATTGAAAAGCATTGCCTGATGTTGGATTTACCAGATTCCAAGTTGGTTTTGTTGTCATATCTGCTCCTGTCCATGTATAACTTACACCTCCAACTGTTCCAGTGGTTTCGACTGCTGCTGGAGCCATATCACCACCTGTATAATCAATTCCCGTTCCAGTAACAGTATATTCGTAGCCAGTTTTATAGTCTTTACTTGTAATAGTTTCAGTAATTGTAGTGGTTGTATTGGTAGTGCTGGACATATTCCCTGTTGTGAAGGAGGGAACAATATTTGCATTAGCTGGTAAGACATACAGTAATGATAAAAATAAAAGCCTTTTCATGGCTTTAGTCCACAGTTAACGTGGTAACAAATTGTCCTGTAGCTGTTGTACCTGTACCACCTGCTGTAAGAGATATTGCATGATTATCAATAGTTCCTTCCAAACCAGTAGCAGAACCAGCAGCCGTTGATGTTAAGTCAGAGAAGTTTGCAACTTCACCTGTAGTGACAGCAGAAGTGGGAGTTACGTCACCTTCTAACAAGGTTTGGGAAAAACTGAACGCCTCTCCATTAGTAGCCTGAGTTGCAGTAATTGATGTAAAAGCTGGTACGCCATTGGTCAGATCACCAAAACCTCCAACAACACCAGCATTTGAACTTGCATCTTCTGTTGTTACACCAGACCCACTTACTGAATAAGATGATCCGATCTTATCTGCTGTAGTAGCTGCTGTACTAACTTCAAGTTTTATACTAGACGTTATGCTATGTGTTATATCAGCATAGGCTGGTGCTGATGCAAGAAGTAATAATGGTAATAGTTTTTTCATTTGATACCTACTTTGTTTTTACTATTATCTACTATCTTAGGGTTGTTGTTGTTATTTTGACCACTTTTCTTGTTTCCGACTGAAATGCCATAACTTCCGAGCACTCCCGAAACCAAGCCAGCCGTGAACGCTCCATCAATCCTTACCTTACCCATGTATCCAAGAGTCATCATTGATAAACTCCAAGTCAAAATCATAAATCTGATAGCGTGACCAAAAAGTTCACCCCACTCGATACCTTCTTTTTCTTCTTTCTCTTCAGCCATAAAAGTTAAGATTCTTGTCTAATACTAGCAAGTTAGCTATGTTTGGGAAGTAACACATAAAAAACGATGGTAAAAATTTTAAAACCTATCCTTCTTGTATTTATAAAATCTAAAGCAATGAAGAGATTAATTGTGGATCTGTTAAAGGCTATAGCTAAACAAACAGACAACACAATAGACGATCAAGCAGTAGCTTTTATTGAAGCAAGAATGTTCCCAGGATCTACTACTTCGCTCCAATAATATGAAAAATGATAGTTTTATAAGATTTATCTCAACTCCGCTACCTATGGAAACGCAGTTAGCGGTTGAAATGAGATGTAGAGAAGTTATGGGCTGTGATGATATAGATAAGTTAAAGGCTTTTTGCATAGATATGATGAAAAATCATGCAAGAACCGAAGTTGTGTTATCTAACGCAATGATGCGTATGCTGGAGCTTGAAGCAAAATTAGCTGTATTACAGACACCACCAATTAAAAATAAACTATTTTACAAATTTCGCTTACTTATAGAAAAGGCAAAACTTATAAGACAGATAAGACAGCACCAAAAAAATCACTCGCAACGAGCGTAAGCTGCTTGTTGTTTAGAAACTATCATCTCAGGATACTGGATCGTTTCCCATCTATGTCCACATTCGTAGCACTCTCTTCTACGAATGATTATAAATTTTGAATTTCTTTCAGATCGGATAACCTTTTGATCGCTGTACATCTTACAGCCTGGGCACTCGACCCATGTTATTCTCTTCATTTTTTGCGTTGAATGTATTTTTCGTATTTATGGTCTAGATCAAGAGACTCTTTAGCGTATTGAAGTTCATCAATATTACCCATGAGATAATCGTCATCTAGTGCAGCACGTTTGATTTGATACTCGTAATACTTACCCTTTGGCACAGTATCTAGTCTTTCTGCTTTCTTCCATCAATTCGTCTTTGTACAGATTCTCTCCACATCAACTCATCTTTGGCTTCAGCAATTTTATATTCTGAGCTAGTAAATTCACGTTGTAGTGCCTCATACGCTACCTTTCTAACCCATGCAGTACCACGCATACCCTCTTTGTCAGCTACTTTTTCTATAAGTTCTGCTCTGTTTGGGTCGATTAGTACCTGATAATAG